CTTGCAAAGATGGCTGGACTTGCCAGAGGTAAAATTATTGTCGGTGATGCCAGTGGTGATCCTTCTGCACTAACAGTAGGAACTGCCGACCAAGTTTTAACTAGTGATGGTACAGATGCGGCGTGGGCAGATGCGGCTACAGGAATTACATGGCAAACAGTAGTGACAACTGCAACAACAATGGTTGCCGGTAATGGATATTTTGTCAATACAACAAGTTCAGCCTTTTCTATGACACTTCCCGCATCCGCAACGCTTGGTGATGAAGTTCACATTATTGACTATGCAGGAACATTTGACACCAATAATTGCACCGTCGCCAGAAACAGTCACAAAATACAAGGTGCCGCTAGTGATTTGGTGGTAGCAACAGAACGGGCTGCTTTTAAGCTAGTCTATGTCGATGCAACTCAGGGCTGGCTGTTGACGGAGTTGTAATGTGGCTAATTATAAGAATCTGAGATATAAGTTTCCCACCGTAAATCTCAGTGGTACAGCAGAAGCCTCTCCCGCACAAGGTGATATCTGGTACGACAGCGGTAAGTTTCATTTTGGTACTAATCAAAGTTTTTCTGGAACATGGAGCAGAGGCGGTAACTTGGGAACTGCCCGGCGTGCTCTAGCCGGAGCGGGAACCCAATCCGCAGGATTGTGCATGGGTGGACATCCAAGTGGTTACTCCAACGTCACGGAAGAATACAATGGAACTTCATGGTCATCTGGTGGCAACTTGGGAACTGCTCGCGGGTATCTAGCCGGAGCAGGAACCCAATCAGCGGGATTGGGTTTTGGTGGATATGATGGAAGTTCTGAACGCAACACTACAGAAGAATATAACGGAACCTCTTGGGCATCTGGAGGCAATCTAAACACTGCCATCTATAACCACGCCGGATGCGGAACCCAAACAGCCGGGCTCAGCATGGGAGGTTACATAGGTGGCTACTCCAACATCACAGAAGAATACAATGGAACATCGTGGTCTAGTGGAGGCAACTTGGGAACGGCTCGTGATACTCTCGCCGGATGCGGAACCCAAACCGCGGGACTCTGTATGGGTGGAAATACAGGTTCCTTATCAAACGTAACCGAGGAATATAACGGTACGTCATGGAGTAGCGGAGGCAACTTAGGAACTGCTCGCCAGAGATTTGCCGGATGCGGAACTCAATCTGCAGGACTATGTATGGCTGGGTTTATATCTAGCCTTCCCGGAACCAACATAACTGAAGAATACGATGGAACTTCATGGTCATCCGGAGGCAATCTAAACACTGCCCTCTATCAGCAAGCCGGAGCCGGAACTCAAACAGCAGGACTCAGCATGGGTGGTTATACAGGTTCCCAATCTAACGTCACTGAAGAATACACAGCCGGCACTGGCAGTTACGATGAACTCTTTTCCCCATCACAAGGATTATAAATATGTATGTCATAGCACAATGCACAGGAAAGGGATTCATCGAAAAATCCCGCAAGTTCACCATCTCTGGCTACGCTGGAAACGTATGGGAACTGGATGACAGCACTCATGCAAAAGTATGGGCCGAAGAACAGGAACGATTTAATGAGGCGAGGGTGGTCGATAAAGCCACAGCACAAGCGGCAATCAATGATGCGACTGATGCTGTTGATGAGGACGGCAACCCGCAGACACCGTATCAACTATGACCGATTACCGGGATATCCTATATCGTTTCCCGACCCTCAACTTGGACGGCACGACTGAGGCGTCTCCGGTAGAAGGTGAGATGTGGTATGACAGCGGTAAGTTTTATTTAGGTACGAGTCAAACTTTTGCCGGAACATGGAGTAGCGGAGGCAATTTGGGAACTGCTCGTAGGCAACTAGCCGGAGCAGGAACCCAATCCGCAGGGTTGAGCATGGGAGGAATTACAGGTTCTTACTCAAACGTAACAGAGGAATACAACGGAACATCGTGGTCTAGCGGAGGCAATCTAGCGACTGCTCGTAGCGCTCTAGCAGGAGCGGGAACCCAAACGGCTGGACTCTGCATGGGTGGTAGTACAGGCTCCAATTCCAATGTAACCGAAGAATACGACGGCACCTCATGGAGTAGCGGAGGGAACTTAGCAACGGCCCGCTATGCTCTTGCCGGATGCGGAACTCAGTCAGCGGGTTTATGTATGGGTGGATTCACAGGTTCCTACTCCAATGTTACAGAGGAATATGACGGCACTTCTTGGAGTAGCGGAGGCAACTTGGGAACTGCTCGCTATGGTTTAGCCGGAGCAGGAATCCTATCCGCCGGTCTTTGCATGGGTGGTAGCGGTGTCTCTGCTGTCACTGAAGAATACGATGGCAGTTCTTGGTCATCTGGTGGCAACTTGGGAACTGCTCGTTATAACCTTGCAGCAGCCGGAACACAATCCGCCGGACTCTGCATGGGTGGGTATACAGGTTCTTACTCAAACGTAACAGAAGAATACAACGGAACATCATGGTCATCTGGCGGTAACTTAGCAACCGCTCGCCGCAAGTTAGCCGGTGCAGGAACCCAGTCAGCCGGGTTGTGCATGGGTGGCACAACAGGTTCCGATTCCAACGTAACAGAGGAATACAACCACCCCGGAAGTTACGACGAACTCTTTACCGCCTCGCAAGGATTATAAAAATGAACGATCTCGCAGTCCTCAACGAAGAAGATCAAAAGGTCTACAACAATCTTTTAGATGAGTGCCGGGATTCATGGCGCAAGCGTCAAGTATTCCGCACTGAAACAGAAATGCGCCTTGCTGTCCTAAATGACGGTAAACACCCCACCCCGGCGGCTAAATACTGGCAAGCGGTTCGTGAGCAATCAGTCTTTTTCGATAACGTAATGGCACTCAGTTTTGAGTACCGGAGAAACGTCATCAAACTGGAACAAAAAGAAAAAGAACTAACAGAAGAAAAGGATGCTCTGGAACGTGATCTGTTACAGATTGATATTGATGAACTGAAATGGATTGTCGATTCGCAGAAACAGGAAGCACATCACCGCATCCGTGAACTGGAACACTGGTCAAGAATCAAAGCGGAACTAGATGATGGTTCTTTTGACACGATTGATCCGAATACTCATCAAAGTGTGTCATTACCAAAACGGTTTGAACACGACTTGAAAAGTTTGACCCCCGGCACTTCCGCATCCGAAGCACGGAACATCATTGGACTTCATCGCACAGCGGTGAATTCGCAGAATCTTCTGAAAAATGGGAGTGCATGATGACCTGTCATCAGAAAGGCGGGATTGCCGTGACGATTCACGCCATCAAACCGGCCATCAAACCGGCCATCAAACCGGCCATGACCAGTATCGCCAAACTTAAAAAGCAGTGGCTGAAAGACCCAAAGGTCAGTGAAGCCTTTGAGAAGATGCGTCCAGAATTTTTGAAACGGAAGCGTCGGATCGTTACGCAGAAGCAAAATTATGAAACAAAAATTGTCTAAAGCACTCGCCCTATAGGTACATTTAATGGCGTTAATTAATATAGATAATGTCGGACAGGTAGGCATAGTCAAGGAGAAAAGTTCTTGGAACCTACCGCCTAATGTATGGTCTGATGGCAATAATGTAAAAACCGAAGAAGGTTCTATCAAAAAATGTCCGGGCTATTCAGAGGTTATGTCTACCTGCCCTATTGCTCCGTACCATATAACCCAAATAACTCTTGGCACTCCTGAGTATTGGGTTGTTGGCGGTCTTGCCGCTATATACGCATACGATAATACAGGAACGTCTACAACTCTTAATGGAGACATAAACGCATCTGTAACTACTGTAACTGTTGCAAGCACTACAGGTTTTGAAAGTTCAGGAACGATAACTATAGGTGAAGAAAACATCACTTATACAGGAAAAACTACAACTACGTTTACTGGCTGTACTAGAGGCGCTGACAGCACTACAGCCGCATCACATACTAATGGAGATGCAGTAGTCAGGTCTTCTAAATGGTATAATATTACACGTTCCAGCGGAGCCTACTCCGCTACTGCTGATGAAGGATGGACCTCTACCATTATCGGTGGTGTTCTTGTAATGACCAATAACTTTGATAATCCTCAATATTGGGCATTGACAAATGGCAAGCCATTGTCTAGCCAACTCATGCAGGATTTGACTAACTGGCCTAGCCTTACACTGTTGGATGGCTCTATTAATGACGTTGTTACAACTATTACGGTTGATAGTACAGAGGACTTCCCTAGCGCCGGAACAATGAACATTGGTTCAGAGAAGATTTCCTATACTGGTGTAACGTCCACAACTTTCACAGGATGTACTAGAGGAGCAGACTCAACTAGCGCGGCATCACATTCTGATAATGCTGAAGTAAAGATTACTACCCTATGTAAATCAATGAGAGCATTTAGATCATTCCTGATCGCTCTTAATATTACTAAAGACGGTGTAAACTTTCCCAGAGTAGTCAAATGGAGTACAGAATCTGCGACTCAGACACTTCCTACCTCATGGAATGAGACAACGAGTACGGTTGATGCTGGCGAATTTGAACTGGCAGACAGCAAAGGAGATATCTTAGACGGTCTACAGTTAAGAGACTCCTTTATGATATATAAGGAAGATGCTGTATACTCTATGACGTTTGTTGGTACGCCGTTTATATTCTCCTTCCGTCAGTTGTCTCCTACTATCGGTGCTATAGCAAAGAACTGCGTTGCAGAGTTTGATGGCGGTCACGCTATATTTGGTAAAGGCAACTTCTACATTAATGATGGGCAGAGGATTAAACCAATCCTACCTATGAAGTTAAAAGAATATGTGTTCCAGTCTATTGACGGACAGCAGACTAATAAATGTTTTGTTACTGCTGACTATGGAAGAACTGAAATACTCTTCTGCTTTACGGCTGATGGCGCGACAACAGACCAACCCAATAAAGCGGTAGTATGGAACTACATTACTAATACGTTTACTATTAGAGATATACCTGACCTATCACACATTGGTTATGGTAACGTAGGAAACCCGGTACGAGCAACTACATGGGCTGCAACTACTGATACTTGGGAAAGTTCTACTGGTCCTTGGACTATGAGTTACGACCTACAGGATAAGGTATTGTTGTTTGCTGATCCCGGCAACACTAAACTATACCGTGATAACTCTGGCAACAAAGAAGACACTACGTTTATGGACGCTTACATTGAGAGAAGCGGCCTTACCTTAAACGAGCAAGGAAAACCAGACCAGACAACGGTAAAAAGAATTAGCGCTATCTATCCTAAAATGTCAATTAGTAGTGACAATACAATAAAAGTATATTTAGGTACGTCCATGTCTACTGAAGAAGGTATTACATGGAACTCTCCCACTACATTTAATCCCAATACTCAGTCTAAAGTATCTGTAAGAGGTACTGGTAAGTTGTATGCTGTTAAGTTTGAGTCTACTACAGATATGGATTGGGAATTAGATGGTTATGCAATAGACGTAAAGAACATTGGCGCTAGAGGATCAAGGTCTTATTAATGGCTACTTACTCTGACAGAGTTCAGAAAAGTGTTACACTGTATGAGCCGGGTCCACTACCTGAAAGCGTAGATGATCTTGGAATATATCTTGTAACCGAGTTGAAACGACTTGGAGGAATACTGTATAATCAGGCTACGTTTAGGCTTGAGCGTATACATGAGGAACCACAGCGTCCTAGAGTTGGTGACATTAGGTATGCTGATGGTACTGATTGGAATCCCGGTAGCGGAGAAGGCGTGTATTTATACAACGGAACATCATGGACAAAGTTCTAACATCTGTTCACAGACCTGTTGACAAAGACAAACCTACACTTCTCATTGTAAACTCAGATGATGTGGAGTATGTATGGCATGAAGTACAGCCGTTAATAGATAAGGCTCTGGCTCACGCTGAAGGAGAATTATTCTCAGAAGATGTACTGCAAAAAGTCTTTGACGAAAGCCAAACCTTATGGGTAGGAATGAAAGACGGAGAGATATTCTGCGCTGGCGTTACAGAAATCATTACATACCCAAGGAAACGAGTCTTAAGGATAATTACCTTTGCTACCAAAAGCGGTCACGACTACGAGTATTGGAAAGATTTTATAGAAGTCATTGAAGGATTTGGTGTAAGACACAGATGCTCTGCTATAGAGGCTTGGACAAGAAAAGGTCTTGCAAGAAAATTAAAATGGGATAACGAATACTCAGTAATAACAAAGGATATTAAAAGCAAATGGCAGTAAGAACACCTATACCAATATCACAGCCTTTGGCTCCCGGCCTATTGCAAGTAGACTATAGCCCTTGGAGTACAGGCGCAGGAGCAAGAACTGGACTAGAAGGTTTGCCCGGATTCTTAAGTTACACAGGATCAACTGGAATTACAGGTTCTACACCAGACAAACTACCTGCTTGGTCAACTGACTTTATTTCTACTAAAGAACCCGGTGGCCCGGAAACTATAGGAGCAGGACTTCCTATGCCAGATGTTGAAGGATATAAATATGTGTATCCTAGATACACATATAGCCCTCACGATGGTATGTGGGAGCGGTCAGGATACAGAGAGGATAGGGACGCTTATGATTACTATCCATATTTTCCCGAAGGGATTACAAGTAGCGCTCCAATCCTTGTCGGTGTCGAATTAATGAAGGAGTAATATATGTCAGGAGGAAGCCAAACACAAACCACACGGACAGAACCGTGGGACGCTCAGAAAGACTATCTAAAGACAGGATTTGCTAGAGCGGAAGACCTGTATTCTACAGGTAAGATGACTCCGAGTTATTACTCTGGAACCAGAATTGCTCCATTTGATCCTGCCTCACTTGAAGCGCAGACCTCTGCACTTACATATGCGACAGGTCCACGTCCTGCCAACCTACAGGCAGGAGCAGAAACTACACAGTTAGGTGGATTACAGTACGGTAGAGACTTAATGGACTACGGTACGGCTATGCGAAGCCCAATGTCTGGAGCCGGATATGCAGGACTTACACCATTCACTGATGCTCAGTATGCAGGAATGTTAAGTGGAGAGGTAGATACGTCAGTATTTGATCCTCTCGCAGACGCTTACAGGAGCGAGGCTATGGGCCAGTTGACCGGAGAGATACTACCGGGTATTAGATCACAGATCGTCCAGTACCAGCCGGGAGGGAGTACGAGAGGCGACATTGTACAGGCTAACGCTGTAGCCGCCGCAAACCAGAGAGTTACAGATAACCTTGGAAAGGCTATGTTTGATGCGTACAACCAAGCACAGGGCCGTAGAATGGGTGCGGCACAGATGGGTCTTGGCGCACAGCAGTTTGGTATTGGGCAGGGAGCCACAGGTGCAGGTATTGGAACAGGTTACTTAGGGCAGTATCCCAATATTATGTCTGCTCCGCTGTCTAATATTGCCGCAATGGATAAGGTTGGTCAACAGCGTCAGGCTATGGAACAACGAGGAATTCAGAGTGCTATGGATAGATACGCCTATGAATCACAACTTCCGAGTATCGGATTGCAGAACTACCTTGCCGCCATCTCTGGTGATTTCGGCAGTAATGTTACTGCTACCGGTCCTGCTGGCCCTAGTCCTCTTGTTAGTGCTTTGGCTGGTGGTGTAGGTTTAGCCGCAGGTGGTCCTCTTATGGGCTTACTAGGAATAACGTAGGAGAATAATATGGCTAATCAATGGTGGGATATACCAAATCAATTTTCTTTAGAAGAAACTCACTATCCACAATCTGTTAATCAAGGATATGATTTTACTCTTGGAGACTTAATTCTTGGAAAACCTTTGACAGATGAAGAAAGAAGGAAAAGGCGACTATCTGTAGAATTTAATCATAGAACAGGTAATGCAGGTAAACCTCATATGGGAATGAAGGCTAAAGTTTCACCTTTTAGTCAAGCCCTTTTAGCAGAACGAAGACAGGCTAACCAACGAAGAGGAACGTTTAGTCCAGAACTTTTAGCAGACCTAAGAGGCAGAGGCGTTGGCGCAAGGCATCATGCAGGAATGGGCAAAGATACATTTGTTGCTAAAAAACCAGAAGAAGATGAATACGGATTCCTTGATGCTATGTTCTTGGCTAACCTTGTAGCAGGTATGCAGGGCGGTCCTCCACCTACACCATATGGAACGGCAGT